GTTTAGATGATAATCCACCCAGTTTTCGGTGGAGCCTGTACCTCCCCCAGTAACTCTGATTCCATAATTCCCCACTACATGCTCATTGCTGCGCTCCACAGATACACCATCGGCAGTCCACCCATCAAGAGGGCTTGTAATCCCGGAACTCCACTTTTCAAAAGACCAATTATCTAAATAATTTCCACTTAATCTATATTCTTCAATTGATTTATGATACGTTTCATTGTATTTTGATGATTCTATCAATACTGCTGCATCTGCGTATACGGTTGAAGACGTGTCAAAGTTGCTTGAAAAATTTGAATATATTCTGAGATTGAATGAACTTATAGATTTATCTACATAATGCATAACATTCGCAAAGTGCCAGTTTCCGTCACGTGGTACACTATAATTCGTTTCATTCACTGCGTCCTTTATCCCGATTATACATCTATTAGGATTATCGTAATTTGCGTATACCCAGACAGCAAATGTAACATATTTTCCCTTGAGGGATTCGATGTCTGAAAACCTATAAATTATTTGGGAATATGTTCCGTCAGCTTGTATTTTTACAACGTGATCTCCGATTATCGGAGTTGGGGATGATACCCGCTCTGAATTGCAGTGACTATTTAACCATCCATCTGGTGCACTTGTAGTCCCAGAACTCCATTTCTCAAAAGACCAATTATCTAACAAATTCCCATAATATAAATTATCAGTATCCCATTCCTGATTATTTGTATTTATTTCACGAGATTTTAATAATTGATTATCAGAATATTTGAAAGGTTCCTCCATCAAACATTGAAATCCATACAACCATCTTACGTCATCGTTTCTTTCATTTTCGTAATCCCTGCCCCCGGTGGCCATCGAATCAACGACATTGTAAATATATCCATAATTATCTTCCAGTACCTGTGGGCCCGTTTTCAAAAACTCTGCTGTGGTAACATGTTTTTCTTCAAGGTTTTCCGCCTGTAACTGTATTTGAAGTTCTGCTCCTTGTGAGCCCAAACCTTCTATTGCATCTGAGTTTTGACCCGGTGGTCTCTGGACTGATAATTTTTTTGATACCCTTGGGACAATTGATTTTATGTGGATTGGCGTATTGTTTATTTTTGCGGTTATTGTCTCGCCTCCTTATACTGCTGGACTTCTGAAAAACCCAGAGAATCCGCCGGTACTACGTGGTTTCGATTCTCTAACTGCTTTTTGTATATCCTGCGATGCCTGAAATATCAAAGTACCGTTTTCCACAGTTGCGGTATTAATATCCTTCGTGTTCTTTTCAATCTCCTTTGTATCAGTTTCAGTATTTTTAAGTTCCGGCTGCAGTTGGACCATATCAGATGTTAGCCCCTGGAAAGACAGTCCACTGGGGCCAATATCTGCAAACTCTCTTGCGATATCAGATTGTAATTTTACAGGGCCTTCCCCGACTCCCCCTGCCTTTTCGGCTTCCAATTCTGCCATATATTTTTGTTCCCCGTATTTTTCTTTAAATTGCTCTGGGGTAAGGCCTGGTGCTATATCTTCTGGGCCTAGAAAACCCGCTTCTCCTGCTAGCCCGGCTTCTAACAATTCTCTTATGTGTCCAGCGTATCCGGGTATTTCAGTATCCGTGACATCCATTGATTTTCCAAACTCGTTAGTTGCATTCGTGGCCGCAATGGTCCCGTCCGTAACATCGTTTATTGATTTCGTAAGCTCCTCGTTTTTCGCCCGGATATCCTCAGCCCTCTGATGCCACTCATCCAAAAATCCAGTATTGATACCGGTTATTTCGACAAAAGCATCTTTAAGACCATGCAAAAACTCTGTAGCCTCTTTTATCCTCGGTAACATCCTATCAAACGCAGCTGTTACTTTTTCTTTTATTGTCGGGATAAACTTTGTTTTTAATAGATCATTTAATATAGTAGCTGTATCAGAAAACAAATGAAACTTTTTTTCCATGAATACAGCTGCTGCGCCTACTGCAAGAAGTGGTGCTGATATTATACCTGCAGTTGCTGCCACCGTCCCGAGGGCCGGTATAATAGTACCTGTTATTACAGTTGCTCCTGTTGCCATTACTCCAGATAATGCACCTATCGCAAGAGTAGCAACTGGTATAGCAATTCCCAATGCTGTAATACCAACAATAAGTTTTTGTGTAAATGGTGACAATTCAGCAAATCTTTCAGAGAGCGAACGTGCAGCCTCTGAAACTCGTTTTATGGACATAAATAAAGAATCGTCTGTAAATTGACCAGTTTGCTGATTAAATCCCATTATGGACAATCCGGCAATAGTAAAATTATCTTTTATGTTAGATGCAATACCTGCCAGACTCTTTGACTGCATTTCCATTGCGCCAGCATATTTTGAGTTCCAAATTGATAGCAGGGTACTTGAAACTATTTCCCTGTTATTTCTGTCAATTAGAGCAACTCTGTTTTTACCGTGTTTGTCTGTGTACATTAAAGCAGTTTGCCCTGCTGCGTCTGCCCCTACCCCAAGAGCTTGATAGTTGTTATTTGTCACCTCTAAAGCCTTAATACCAAACTCTTTTACTCTTTCGAACTCCCCGGTCTGAGCATCTGCGAAAGCTTCTACAGATTGCATAAGGGGAACACCGAGAGCTGCGGCAGTATCGCCCAATGTTGTTAGCACGTCTCTTGCATTGATCCCGAACGCTGATAACCTCTTATCTGCTGCCACTAAACCGGTAATCTGAAAAGGAGTTCGTTTTGCAAAGTCGAGGATATAAACAATCTCGTCCCCGGCTTTCTTTGCTGATCCGAACAGGTTTTCAAACGCTATTGAGTATTGTTCTATATTGGCAGCAGACTTTAGGGCAATGCCTGAGACAAGAGACAGAGGAGCAGCGAGTTTTATAGTAAGGTCCTTTCCTAATTGGGATACTCTTTCAGATACATTTTTTGCTGAAGCACCAAGTTTATTAAGCTGAGTTGTCGCCTTTTTTACATCCTTTCCGAGCGTGGATTTTATACCAAGCTTAACCCAAACGCTGCCAACCTCTACCATTATTTAGACTCCCTGTTTATTACGTAATTTTTATATTCCTGTTTTTGACTGTTTGACATGGCAAAGTATTTATCTCTCTCTTCCTCTGACAGAGAAGGCAGGATCTTATTAAACTTCCGATCCCTTGCCCAAATCAGAGGAAACATTAACCACAGTGTTATAAAAAATAAAATGATGATTAGAAGTAGTATGTTATTTCCCTCCCATCTGCTGATTAAACGCTTTCATAATTTCTAACTGCATCTCAGGACTTTGTTTTTTAATTTCCTTCTTAGGTTCATCTATTTTAAAAAAATCTTTGTATGTTAGATTCTTTTTGTATCTACCAGAAGCATTTGCAATAGTTGCACACAATAAACCAGTTCGGATATTCTCGGCTTCATCTAATTTTCGTAAATACTCTGCCTTAGATTCTATGTAATCAAAGAATTCTATAGGGCTATATGAATAAAACTGTTCTTTGCTTAAATTGCCTAGCCCATAAGCAGCTTTTTTATACTTATTGTAATACCAGTAAAATGTAGTTAGTTTTTTCCCGATTCGTCCTTAAGCTGTTCTCCAGCGATCCCAAGCCATCCGGCAGAACTCAACTCTTCAACAAGTTCTTTAAGGATGGTATAAGCTCCGCCTTCATAAACTTTGAACAGTTCGTAACATTCTTCTTTTGATTCGATGGTACCACAAGATCCGCATTCAAGAAGTGCAGCTATATCACTAATTCTTGGATTCACCATTAGCAGATCTAAAAGTGATTTATGAATTTTTGCTTCAAGGAGTTCAATTGTTGCCGGTTCTGAAAAGTCAATTTTAATGTCTCTGTTTCCAAATTTTAATACTCTCATAGTGCCGCCTCGTTATGGTCTATAAATTTCAATCAAATAAATTTTAGGTGCTTTCGATGATTCCTTTACTTCAATAAATATATTTTTATATGTGCCTGTTGATCCTATCGAGATACTACCAGATGCTACCCCGGATGCCACAGTAACCCCGTTTACGTAAATGGTCCCGGCTGCTGCGGTTGGGGTGATAGTTATGGAGGTATCTGTTGTATCTGCATTGGCTCTATATTCATAAGTGCTGCCAGATGCTGCTGGAGTTGGTGTTATAGCTCCGCTTGAATCCCCCGTAATCGCAAAGTATGGCGTTGTCAATCCAGCCGAAGCAGTGTCGTTAAACGTTCCGGGCCCGGTTACCTGGAAAGACGCGTCAAAGGTAATTATTCCGTCGTGTGGTGATGAAATAGAGAAATCGGAATCATTGGCCTGGAATTCATATGACTTGCCTAACGCATTTGGAAAAGCAATTTCATATGTATCAGTTGTTCCTCCAGTGTAAGCGTCCTCAACGTCTTCCTGACCTGTATCACCAATCCAGTTCCCAGTAACTGAAAATGTACCGTTCTTCAATCCCGGAATGAATTCCCGTGAACATCCTATAGAATCAGAGCTAGTAGCGTCTAATTGATCCCGGTCTAATGAGATTTCGCCGACCCCGTACACCTCACCTACTACAACATTGTTTATCAATAATCGAGTTCCGCACCCTGATTTTGCGTCAGTCATAATAATGACCTCATGCGTAAGTTACAGGACCAGTAACCTTGATAGTGGAACTAAATGTCAATTTTTCGTCATGGGGTGGATTAATAGTCCAGTTTGAAACAAATCCATTAAATGAACATGTACCAGTTGCAGACGGATAGGTAATTACACATGCCGCCGTGGTCCCATTGTTGTAACTTGCCAAAAGTGCGACCTGCCCTACATCTGCCGGAACCCAGTTTCCTTCAAGTGTAACTTCTCCTCCGTCCTTAAGACCGGGGATAAATTCTCTTGCTGCGCTTGCACTACTGTTCGTTGTTGCGTCTAACTGATCCCTAGAGTTTTCAGGACCAGCTATAGTTGTTTCTCCTACTGCGTCGCCGCCGAAGGTTATCGCCACACCATATCCAGATACTGCTGCCGTTGCCATTTATTATACCTCTCTTTATCTTACCTGAAATGCAAAATTGCTTAAAAATTCCATATTGCCTTCCGGGTCCATCTGCAATGGAATTGTCCCCGTCACCATAAACGATTGAATAATATAATTATTTGTTAATTGCGTGTTACTCAGGCCCTGTAAATAACTTTCAATCTCTGCTATCAATTCCCGGCCTGTTTCATAAGCTGTCCTGGCTACCTGAACTTTTACCTGTAATCTCGGTTTATAAATATCGACTAATGTATCAGGTTGTTCCCCTGAATACTCATATAGACATATCGCAGGGAGCGTGGAGTCAGGAAGCGAAACTAAATATATAGATTCTGTTATTCCTTTAGATACTAAATAGTTTTTTATATCTATAAGGAACTTTGACATATTCATAATTTAAGTTCGCTCCTGTATCCGGTTGCGACCTCTTTTGCCAAGTCCGGGGCCGTTGCATTTAATGCAGTCTCTAAAAATTTAGCCTGCCCGACTGGATGATGTAAGTCTAACCGCTCATGAACATAAACCGCGTAATCCGTATCAAATCGTATCTCGTTTGAAACTTCCAGAAATGTTGTTTTAAGATTTGTGACTTTTCCTGACCGCCTTAACGTCCCGGTTTCAACAGGGCATATCTGGATCGCTTCAGCCAAAATGTGGTTAGAAACTTTAGTAAGGGATTTTTCCAGAGCTACCGGAGACTTACCAAACAGGTTTTTAAGGTCGTTAAGTGCTTCGTCCAATCCTTCAATGTCCTTACTCATGTATGAATCACCGTGTGATGATATCCAGAATAATCGTCAACGTCTGAAACACTAATTATTAAAGGTTTTTCGCCGGCCGGCAGTGTAATCCTATCCTTAGTCGTAGCCGTGGATTCTATAAATATCTGTGTAGTTGATACCACTTCCTTTCCTTCAATGTCCCGAGTCATTTCGTTTTTCTTAAATATCCGAGCTGGTATGTCCTCTGCTGCACTATATATCGGATTTCCGTAATCGTCATAAGCCCCTCCCATCGTTCAATGGTTATAGACCTGTTAAGTAAATGAGTTATACCCATTCATAATCCCTACTACTATATGAATATCTAAAATATATATAGTTGGTTGTGTAATCCATAATTTACACCTCATAAAATTTAGGTACAGCGTTTTGATCGATGTTGACCGCCTGCATGTCTGCGTCTTTTCGTATAGCTGCGGATGAAACCGTTACAGAAGTACGTGATATCAATAGGGCCTTATATTTTTCCATCCAGATACTAACCGCTCTATCCTTCGCTTTTCCCCTCTTGTAACTATATGAACCGTCGCCTATATCTTCTGATTCAAAGACCGCTTTTTCATCGGTCAGCAAAATCGAATCCGCTATAAGATACGCTGTACCAATATCCAAAGCCGTGCCTGATAATCCATCATCAGACGCAAACTCAGCAAATGCAGTGTTTTTTATTGCAAAATCCGCCGCCGTGATGTCTGCCGGAGATGCCCCTACAGTCATCCCCGTATAGGTTGTAAATAAATCCTCCGTAAGTGCCGTTTATATCACCTATTTACTATATAGTTTTTATAGTATATTTATTTTATCAACTGGTGATGTTATAAATCTCCTTTACTGTTGCTCCTGCACTGTTTACAGTTCCGAATGTTAGCCCATCAGTTGTTAGATTGCTATAAGCAACCATTATTATATCAAGTGGGCTTACACTGTCGGAATCAACTATATACCCGTTTGTATCAGGGGTCCATGACGCGCAGTACATTCCTACAAAATTACCTCCGTGGTGAGTGACAAGCCCCATCCTCTCGACGTAGACAGTCGTAAATGTATAGCCCGAATTAACCACGGCAGTACAGTTTGCTGAATTTGTAGAGTGTTTTATGTTCACGGCACAACTTGTTCCAGTTCCGGTAAGATTCAGCTTCCCATCTATCACACTTCGGATAAATTCGAACCACCTGTTACCGTTATTTATCTGCACACAGTCGGCAGCACCAGAACTGTTAAATGTGCAGTTTTCAAAGTAGTGTCTGCCCTCAGAACCATTGTCAACCAAGCAAGTTTTTGATCCTGCGCCATCAAACTGGACACCGTATACCCTGAGCCTGGAAACTCCTGCGGGAATGGTTACAGTTCCCTGTATTTCTGTTTTCTGGGAATCGTGTGTGTTATCCGCCCAAATCACAGGCCCACTAGTTCCGTATCCAGCAGGAACGGTTATATCCTCCGCATACGTTCCGAAATTCAGATTTATTTTTGATGCAAACGAATCAAGCGCGTGCTGGATTGTTTTGAATGGATAGCTTATGCTTCCCGAATTACTATCGTTTCCACTTGGACTAACCCAACACTGACCGGTAGTATTTGCTTTACTGATATCATCCACATATTTTTTATGGGCAAGGTCATTGTCCATACTTCCCATGTCTGATACAGACCCATAACAGGACATCCCGTTTATTTCCACGCATGTGAAATCGTCGTTTTGCTCTACAAGATCGCCGAAATCAACAGATGCTATGTGGTCTGATGCAATATCAGTGACGAGACCTTTACCTATCTCCCCGTATCTCCAATTTACTCCATTATAATAGAATATGTATGCTGTGTCACGTACATCGAGAGTTGCAGTATGTGCAATTGCATCAAGCTCGTCACGTATGGTAACTATACATTCGTTGGTGTGGAATTGTCGCTCTGCATCCCTGACAGTGAACGCTGTAATCTGTTCGTATGGTACGTTTATCGTGACTGTGTTGCTGGATGTATCAACTATATAGTTCCTGTAATCATCAAGAGTCGTATCCGTCGATATTTCTGTATACTCCTGCTTTACGGCCTTATCTACAAGGGTTATTCCCCCTCCAGCACCCACGACAAAATCATTCAATGAAAAGTTATCCCGGATCACATGATCGACTTTTTCTTCCGGGAGAACGTCTACTTTCGTACATTCGAGATGCCCGTCTGTGTCTGTGACAATTTCCCACATCTGGCCGAGTTCGTCTTCAGTGTATAGAGATGTTAGTGGTTCGTCTTCAGATCCTGGTACAAGCTCCTCGAAATTAATCGAAGTTTCACAAAGATAGATGTTTGGGGAGTTGGTCTGAATATAAGCTCCGTCGTCTATCTCGGCCTCTGCATAAGCTCTTATTTTTTCCCCGGCCTGCACCTGGATGGTAAATGATGGGATACTCACATAGGTTGACGGGTCGCCTTTGTTGACAGTTACAGTTCGCTCAGATTCTGGAATCAGTACCCAAGTATCGGGTGCAGTCTCCTTTTTCCACGAAAATATAACATCTGCAGAACCGCCTGGAGCGATGGATTCTCCCGGATACACATTATATGTAGTTGAGATTGTAGCTTTACCTTTTTCATTGAATGTCAGGTAATCGACTGCTCCGCCGGTTCCGTCCCAGTTTGCCGTTATGTCTGCGGCCCCTTTTATCAGTTTACCTGCCGGCATTGCGGTACTTGCTGAATTTATGGTGTATCTCAGGGATGCATACCCTTCTGTATTTAGACCACTTTCGAAATATTTTGTATCATATACTAAATGACGTTCCCCGGATTCCTCTGGTGCGTGGATAAAGTAGCCGTTGAATGGGGTGCCGGTATCAAGGTGGAAATCAGATATTTCAAATTTGTTCGGCTGCTGTTCTTGGTCTGGCACAAAAAGTACTGCGAAATTCTCGGAATCAGCAGGAACTGTGAACGCCCCGCTTTCTGTGTTTGGGTCACCGGTTGCATCTTCAGCAAAAAATATAGAAGTGCCTAACAGAGTCCAATTAGCGGCCATCTCAGGAACACCAGCTCCGGTTATACCGGTGATAATATCCTTTGTGTACTGGTCTGGAGCCCCTGTCCACTTAGCAGCGTAAACCCTTGCCGCACCTACCGGAGTTGTTGAGGTCGCAAAAGCGTTTACTGTTTTTCCTCGTAGCAGTTGAGTTTTTTCCGCACTGAGGATATTTCCAAAACTGAAACCTACCAGGTTTGACCCATCGTCCTCTATTGTCAGAACATTGGATGCAATTCCTACTTTTATTTGAGTCCAGTTATTTAAGTGCCACCCGTCGGCTCCTGTTTCTCCGGTACCTGGAGATATCGTCGTAAGAGTCTTGTCGTATTCAAGGAAAAACGCAAGGTCAAAAAGATCTGGCCCGAGATAATGAGAAGTCCACTCAATATTCTTCCCTATGTCATTTTCGAGCTGAAGAAGTGCCCTACTGGTCTGATCATAGGTATTAAGAGCCTGAATCATTATTCCTGAATTGCCTTCTGTCCTATCCTCTATTACAAGGTTTTCACCATCGAAGTTCTCATCTATACAGATCTGGAAATACTCAATACCCGTGTATTTTTTGATGAAAGTAACATCAAGTGCCCCAAGGACGTCTCCTGATTTGTACGCTTTTCGAACTGCTACAGGTTCGCCTTTCCAATCGTCAATAATTCCTTCGGTGGTCCGGTCCCTCAAATACAACTGTACGTATCCGTCGGCTTCAGCAGTGCCCCTAAACGCAACCCTACAGTGTACAAGATAAGCAGTCCCTCCGGTAATGTTGGGGTCTAAAGTGTTGTCTTCTTGCAGTCCAATCGATTTTGTATTTTTGTCTACTGATATG